TCTGCCCGGATGGCGGCAGAGGCGTCAGCCAGGAGAGCGGTGAGGCGTATCGCCTCTTCGGTGGAAAGTGCCCGGCCCAGGCGGTCCTCGGCCTCTTCTACGGTCGCGAAATCAGCCACGGGCCGGGTGTCCTTTCCTTAGGGAATCAAGCGCTCAAGCGCTTGATCAGATCAGCGGGGCCAGTGATCGCGGTCCCCGCCTTCGTGGTGCCGGACGCAGATCCGTCACCGGACTTCTTGGCCTTGGACGTCGAAGCCTTAGGCTTCTCCAGATCCTCGGTCTTGGTCACCTTTGAGGCGGTCACGGGGTCACGTTGGCGAACTTGACGAACGCCTCCGGGTCGTTGCACAGGAAGCCGTATTCGGCCTCAGCGCGGATGGCGACGAGGTTGTACTCCCACAGAGACGTGAGAGCGCCGCCGATGGTGACGGCCGCCTCGGTCGAAACCGAGTAGTTGATTCCGCCGACGACGCCCCATGCGCATTCGCTCCAGTTGCCGCCGTAGCCGAGGACACTGGTGCCGTCAGGGGTAGCGACACCTTCGGCCATGTAGCTGGGTCGACCGATGAGGCGGCCCGGACGGGCAGCGGCGTCGGTGGTATCAGCCAACGGGGTGTCGATGTACAGCGGGCGGTTGTTGCCGTCCAACTCGCCGAGGATCATCGGCTCGATGACGTCGTCGAGAGCGAAGCCGGTCAGCTTTTGGCCGTCGTTGACAAGCAAGGAAAGGGCAGCCACGAAATCGCTGTGGATATTGACGCCGGTGCCGAGCTCGACAGACTTGGTGGACTGGTCGACGTAGGTGGCGAACGGTCCGGCGCCAGCCGTGCCGGTCGGACCCATGTCATGCAGCGCGGCCAGGTCGAACGCAGCAGCGAACGCCTCGGCCATCTGCGGACGAAGCAGGCTCATGTAGTTGCCAGGGTTCGAGCGAACGACCTCCTGCGAGACAACAGCGATAGCTGCGATCTTTTTCGGGGAGATGTTCTTGATCTCCATCGAGCCTTTAGACGATGGCTTCTGGCCACCCTCGGAAACCCAGCCGGCAGAAACCTTGCCGGTGACGACGGGGATGTCTGCCCCGTTGCCGGAAAGCGGAACCTGACGGGCGAGGCTCTGGACGACCGAGGCGCGAGCGGCCTCTTCGAAGATTGGGCCAGCCTGATCAGGGGAGAGAAAACCGGCAAAATCACCGGTGTTGGTTGCGGCGGTAATCGCCATTGTGAACCCCTTTCAAGGGTGAGTGTTTGGTCGGTCGGGGTTAGATCCCGACCTTGGCTTTCAGGTCAGCGAGCAACTGATCGCCACCGAGCGGGTAATCGCCTCGGGTGCGGACGCCCTGGCCGAGATCCGGGACCGCGGGCGGGCCGGAATCTGTGCGGGGAGGGGCGAGACGGTCCAGCCACGAACGGATCGCAGTCGTGTCGACCGCGCCTTCGTCGTTCAGGAACCGTGAGGAATCGACAGATTCGAGAAGAGCCTCGATGTCGATCGGAAGTCCGACCGCTGCAGCTTTGATCTCCGCAGACGCCAGTTTCGAGCCGTACTCGGAGCGGATGCGGGCCTCCAAGGCCTCGGTGGCCTCAGCGACTGCACGCTCTTGGTCGGTCATTGACGTCTTGCGAAGCTCAGCCAATTCCTTGGCTGCTTCAGCGTTCGCGGTTGCACGTTCCTCGTGTTTGCGCGCCATCGCTTTCCACTTGTCGACCTCGGCGGTGTCCGTGTCGGAACCTTCGACGTCGGTTGTGTCCGGCTTGTTCTCTGGCGCGTCCTGTTCGCCCGTGTCGGGCTGTTCAGTGCTCACTGTGTTCTCCCCTTGTCGGGTGGTTATTGCCCCGTGTCGGGGCTTGCATCGGGTCGATCGGTGGCGGTGATCCCGCCCCCATCGACGTCGAAGTACTCGGACGTCTCACCCTTGGACGCCTCAGCGGCCTTGAGCTCAGCAACGAAATCAGAGTTGATCGTGCGGCCCGGATCGGTCTCACCGAAGATCGGCTCGACCCGACAGTCGCAAGTCAGTATCCCGTTGTTCCTGTGGCCCACATTCCGGGCGGACCGTTCGGAGAAATAGCGTTGTGCGGCGGTACGGACGCAGTAGCGACACGTCGAACCCGACGGGATTCTGCGGTACCCCGCAACGAGCCCGATCGAGTCCACTTGAACGTTGAGCTCACCCTGAGCACGCATGACCTCATCGGTCACCATCGAAGGGAACCGTCTAGCGGCCGTTTGGGACGCCTCCGTGGAGGACTTCCCGAGATCGAGGGCTTTTCGGGCCACGGTGAAAGGGCCGTCCAGCGAGACACGCTCGACCCTGACCTGCTTCACGACCGACCGAACATCGGGAACGAGGTTGCCGTAGTAGCCGATCGTCAGCGCCTGCGAGGTGTCCTGAGCGACGTCGAGGATCGGGTTTGCAAGTTGGGCGAACTCTTCTTCGTCCGCCTCGCGGAACGAGTTGAGCGAAAGCCACGCAACGACAAGGCGGCGGGCGGAACGGGACTGGATCAAGGCCAGGCGTGCGCCGTAGCGTCGTGACAGGCGTAGGGCTTGAGGATCAGAGATCGGCATCGGCGCTTGAACTCACGTCGAGTGCGGTGTCCAGGTTGAGCCCAAACTTCTGGTTCAAGATGCCTCGCACCTCGGCCGTCGTCAAGACCTTGCCGACGCCGAGGTAGAGCTTCTGGACAGCCTCGGCGACGTTCTTGCCGTCCTCGGCCTCGACGTCCGTGGCTGGTGCCGTGTTGGTCTGTTCCATGCCCTCGGCCAGCGGATCGAGCAGAAGGTCAGAGGCGCGCTCGGAGTCCATCCGGCCGATCTCCTCGGGGGAGAACTGAAGAATCGACTCCATGCGGGTTCGCCAGGGCACGCCAGCGGCCGCGGCCTTCGAAGCGGCGTCGTACCGCTCCGACAGACTAAACCGCTCAGGGGGAGCCCACAGCGTTTTCAGTTGCGGCATGTCGGCCCGGTCGGAATCGCCGGAGAACGTGAACGCCAGCGACATGATCTGTGAAGTGGCCGCCGACGAATGCCGAATGCGGTCATTGGTCTTGAAGATCAAGCCCTCACGTTGGAGCGATGCGCCCTCAGCCGAACCGTTCGCCGCGTCGGGGAACAGGTAGAACATCGGCGTGCGGGTCGTCGCGGCCACGTCACGAACGTCGGCCTTGACCGACTCGAGGATCGGCGTCAAATCGGCGCCGGAGGACTCCCACAGATCGACGTCTCCGGGAATCGCCCAGATGGCGCCGGGGTCGGCACGGAACACGCCGGACCAGTCGATGTCGTTGCCGTTCTTGTCAGTCTTCTCCAGGCCCTTTGCGGCGCGCTGACGAAACGCCTGCATGACCGCGATGACCATCCGTTGCAGCAGCATCGTGTCGATGCGGTCCAGGTCGTCCTCGACGCTCTCGAACTCTCCGAACGTCCGACCCTGGAGATTCGGCCGGTTCGCGAACCGGACAACCGGCACGACGTTCGTAGGCAGCCGGTCAGGGCCATCGGACATCCACTGAACGCTGTTGATGTCCCACTGCGAGCCGTAATAGTCCGAACGAGGCATCCGCGCCCGATACACCTCGCCGGGCAGGTACAGCAGAGCGTGGTGCTCGCCGGTCCACTCGTCGACGAACTGCTTCAACGCCGCGACCGTTCTGCGCCGGTTGTGGGGATCGTGAGCGGTGACGACCTCTCTCGGATCTTCGACCGTGATGAGCGGTGCACCGATCGACGGGTCTACCCCGCCGACGATGGCGTACGCGTCACCCATCGAGAGCTGCGCACGGAACAGGAGCGACGCGTCGGCGTCCAAGCCGTTCGCCGTCCAGATACGCCACGCCTCAGCGTCCCCGTTCTCGTCGCCATCGGCTCCGGTACGGAACCCGACGACCTCCATGCGTTCGCGCGGGGCCTCGACGATCAGCTCCGCCCAGTTGGCCCGAGCTCGTTTCTGGAACTGTCGGAAAGCGGCCGCGCAGTTGTCCGGACCAGCGGGGAGAGGGCCGTTGCCCTCGTAACGGTCCGCCAGACGCTGCAGCCGTGGCCGACGCTCCTCCAAGTCCTTCGAAAGCCGATGAAGCCACCAGCCGGGGGAGCCGGGCACGGTCGTATCGATCATGCAGCACCACCTTTCGTGTCATCGGATGCGGAACGGTGCATAAGTCTCCGGTGCGACCTCGGGCTGAGCGCCAGCGGCAATAGCATCGCCCCGAGCCTCGTGGGCCAGAACGGCGGCCATCGCAGCATCGACTTTCAGCTTCGACGCCGGCGAAACCTTCGCAATCGACTGATTCTGTCGGCCAGCATCGTCACGTCCGGGCATCTGATAGCGCCTGGCGTTCTCGATGTGCCTCGTGAGCATGTCGTCGCCACTGTGAGTGAAATCGCCCGATGTCAGATCGGCGCGGAACGTGCGCACAGCGTGGTTGATCTGCCGAGGTCGGCCCGTTCTCCACTCCAGCACGACACGGTCGCCGTAGCGGCCCTGCCAACGGTCTACCATGTGCTCGATGTACTGCGGGTCGATGTAGGCACGCCAGACCTGCCAACGGTCGAACGCCTCGTTTACGGCGTCCTCGACCTCTGTCAGGGGATGTTCGTAGTCGTCATCGGCGTCGTCGGGGCGTTCCCATATGCCGATCGTCCAGAGGTGCGCCGAATCGACCGACATGGCAACGACCGCGATGGCGTCGTCGTACCGGGCACCGTCGATGCCGATCACGATCAGCGAACCTTCGTCCACAATGGTCTCAGGCTGTGACAGTTCCGCCCATTTGGCGGCGTCGAAAGCGATGGACTCGCCGGCGTGCGCCCGGTTCAGGAAGAAACGTTCGGCCTGCGCTGCGTCACCTTGAGCGAGCAGCGCCTCGACCTCGGCGTCGATCCGTTCCGGGTTCACCCACCACGAATCGCCATAGACGGCCTTGATGACCTTGCGCCGTTCCCGCTTGTTCCTAACGGAGCCGGAAGGCGGGATCGGATAGTCGACATGGACGCCGATCGGGTTCTCGTTCGTTCGCTGGGCCACAGATCGTTCTGTCGGATCCCATGAGTTTGTTGTCTCCAGGAAACGCCCGCCGGTGCCGGCCAGGTTCCTGCGCTGATTGTCAGCCAGTTTGTAGCCGCCATCACGCTCCACCCACGAGTGCGTCTCGTCTTGAACTGCTGCGGTGATCCGCTGGCCGAGACGGGAGCGGCCAGCGGAAGTGACAGGCTCGATCAAACCA